CAGCCTAAGCAAGGTTCTTCTCAAGATGCTTCTCACACTGAATGGGACGAGGATGAAGCTAACCCAGGTGCAAAAGCAGCAGCTCCTGTTGCTAGCAACGTTGGTCTTCCAAGTTCTAAAGGTGATGCTAAGTCAGCTAAAGTTCCTGCAATGGAACAAGAACAAACCGAAGGTAAAACCATTACTGAACAAGATGCTGACATTCAGTCACAACTTAATTCTATTTTTGGTGAAGAGCTTTCGGAAGAATTTAAAACAAAAGCTACTTCTATTTTCGAAGCCGCAGTTATCGCTCGTGTAAACAACGAGATGGAAAAAGTAACTGCTCGACTAGAAGAGCAAGCCCAACAGCAACTAGAAGAGCATAAAGCTGGTTTAGTTGAAAAAGTCGATTCATATCTCAACTACGTTGTTGAGCAATGGATGGAAGAGAACTCCCTGGCAGTTGAGTCTGGTTTACGTACAGAAATTGCTGAGGATTTTATTTCTGGCCTTAAGACTCTCTTTAAAGAACATTACATTGAAGTACCTGAAGAGAAGTATGACGTGCTAGATGAGCTTCAAACAAAGGCTCAAGAGCTAGAAGCTAGACTGAATGAAGAAATTGAAAAGAATGTCCAAACTTCCAAGGAACTTAGTTCAGTAAAACAGTCTAAAATTTTTGAAGAGCAGACAAAAGATCTCGCAGCTACGGAAGTTGAAAAACTAAAGAAGCTGGTTGAGGGTGTAGAGTTTGAAAATGAGGATCTTTATCGTGAAAAAGTTGTAGTAATTAAGGAAAACTATTTCCCTAAAGCTGCTTCAAAGTCACCTGAAAAAGTTCTCGTGGAAGAAAGCGGTACAAACCCAGCTGCTTTTGACAATTCTGTCATGACCAAGTACGTTCAGGCTTTATCTAGAACAGTCAAAACTCGTTAATTTATAAATATAACAGAACATTTCCAAAAAGGAGAAGGTAATGTACCTATCAGAACAACTACAGGAAAAGTGGGGCGCCGTTCTTAACCACGCCGAACTCCCTGAAATCAAAGACAACTACAAGCGTGCAGTTACATCTGTTCTGCTTGAGAACCAAGAGAAAGCATTGCGCGAAGAGCGTGGTATGCTAGCTGAGCTGGCTCCTGCTAACTCTATTACCGATGCAGGTGGTACAGCTGGTATCGATAAGTACGATCCGATTCTTATCGGTCTAGTACGTCGTGCTATGCCTAACCTCATGGCATACGACATTTGCGGCGTTCAGCCTATGACTGGTCCTACCGGTCTGATCTTCGCAATGCGCTCAGTATACGGTAATACTCGTACAGACTCTGGTCTAACCGAAGCTCTGTTTAACGAAGCTGACACCGACTTCTCGTCATCTAGCTTCTCTTCACCTCTATCAAGCGCTGGTACCCCACTAAATGGTACGCATGCTGGTTCTAACCCTGTTGACGGTTCTTATACCACTGGTAAGGGTATGTCCACAGCAGAAGGCGAAGCTCTAGGTGATGCTTCTTCTAACGCATTTGGTCAGATGGCATTTGCTATCGACAAGACCACGGTTACTGCTCGTACCCGTGCTCTGAAGGCTGAGTACACCCTAGAACTTGCTCAAGACCTTAAGGCTGTTCACGGTCTTGATGCTGAGTCTGAGCTTTCAAACATCCTTTCACAAGAAATTATGTTTGAAATCAACCGCGAAGTTGTTCGTACCATTTATACCGTAGCTAAAGTTGGTTCACCAGCTACCGCTACCGCTGGTACATTCAACCTAGACGTTGACTCAAACGGCCGTTGGTCTGTTGAGCGCTTCAAGGGCCTGTTGTTCAATATCGAGCGTGATGCTAATCACATCGGTCAAGACACCCGTCGTGGTAAGGGTAACTTTATCGTCTGCTCTGCTGACGTTGCTTCTGCCCTATCAATGGCTGGCGTTCTAGACTACGCTCCTGCTCTATCTACCAACTTAAACGTTGATGATACAGGTAACACATTCGCTGGTGTTCTAAATGGACGCTATCGTGTTTATGTTGACCCATATTCAGCTAATCTAGGTGCTGCTTCTCAGTTCTATGTGGTTGGTTATAAGGGTACATCTCCATACGATGCTGGTATTTTCTACTGCCCGTACGTGCCTCTACAAATGGTTCGTGCAGTTGATCCTAACAGCTTCCAGCCAAAGATTGGCTTCAAGACACGTTATGGTATGATTGCTAACCCATACGTTACAACCAACGCTAACAGCGCTGTTGCTGATGCTGACACATTTACAGCTAACCGCAACCAGTACTATCGTCGTACTAAGGTTACCAACCTCATGTAATTGACGAAGCCGGCGTAGATCGGTCTTAAGAGGGAGCGAAAGCTCCCTCTTTTTTTGTATAAATATTGATATGGCATTTACAGCAAATCTATCTACCTTACTCTTAGACGTTACCTCGGCAGCTCCTGCTGTTTACAACTATCTAAGACCAAACGCGTTTAGGTTTACGATCAAGGATCTACCTAACGTTGCTTACACCTGTCAATCGGCTAACTTGCCTGCTTTACAGCTTGGTTTTGCAACTCAGCCTACCCCGTTCATTGATATTCCAAGAATTGGAGATAAAAATTCATTTGGTGAATTTACCATTCGGTTTTTGATCGCCGAGGATATGTCTAATTATTTGGAATTGTTTGAATGGCTTATTGCACTTGGCTTTCCAAACGACTATACTCAGTACAAAGGGTTTACGGGAGAAAGATTGAGTCGTTTTCCATTTTATAAAAATGCAAGAGGAGATACCGATTCTTTTGCATATTCTGATGGTACGTTGACCATTTTAGATAGCAATAATGTACCTAAAACTAATATAATACTTAAGGATTTATTTCCTGTTTCGGTAGAAGCCTTGGACTTTGACGTAACATCATCAGCAGTAGAATACTTTGTAGGAATCGCTTCATTTAAATACAAGTCGTTTGATATTGAAGCATTGTAATTCAACATTTTGGAGTTAATATGACAACCAGACAAGTGAAATTGAGCTTGGAAGAAGTTCGTAAGAATAAATTTTTTATTGCAACACCGTGTTACGGTGGGCAGTTAATGGAGCCTTATTTTAGGTCAACCATTAAACTAATGACCTTTTTTAATCAGCATCAAATCCCCTTAGCGTTCGGTACTATTGCTAACGAGTCATTGGTTACTCGTGCCCGTAATGTCTTGCTTGCTTACTTTCTAAATTCTGATTATACCCATCTACTTTTTATTGATGCCGATATTGAGTTTCAAGTAGAAGATGTGCTCAAGCTCTACGCTGCCGACAAAGACGTTGCCGTAGGTGCATATCCTAAGAAAGGTGTGGCGTGGCAACGAATTAAAGATAACATTTTAGCTAAACCCGAGGCTCAACTTTCCGATAAAGACATTGCCGCCCACGGGTCTGATTACGCCGTTAACTTTAAGTTTGTAAACAAAGAAGCCAAATCCATTGCAGTAGAAAATGGATTAGTAAAATTACATGATGCAGGTACCGGGTTTATGATGATTAAGCGTGAAGCTATCCTTAAACTATTAAAAGCATATCCCGAACTTAAGTACAATAACGACGTAAATATCAATAACAATCAGATCAACGACCATTTTTATGCTTTGTTTGATACTATGATTGATCCGGTTGATAAACGTTATCTTTCGGAAGACTATACGTTCTGTCGTCGTTGGCAGGAAATTGGAGGAGATATTTGGCTTGACCCATCCATCTCCCTAAACCATTACGGTCATTTCTGTTTCCAAGGTAACCCCAATGCTATTATTAACTGGGGTGAACCTATCCAATCCCTACCCCCTCAACCTAAAGAAGATATTAAAACTATAGATCTTCCTGATGAGGTGGAAGAAACTACATAAGTAGTATATAATCTATATTATGAAACTGACTGATCTTCAAGAAGAATGGATTAAAGACTCCGCTATCAATGAAACTAATCTTGGTCGCGAGTCTATACGAGTGCCGACTCTTCACGCTAAATATCTCACCCATTTATCTAAGGTAAAACTGCAGTTACGGAAAGCAGAGTCTGACTATTATAATACCAGACGCCTCAAATATCGCTACTATAGGGGGGAGATGTCGCGTGAAGAGTTAGCCACCTTAGAGTGGGAGCAGTTCCAGGGCAATAAACCTCTCAAGAATGAGATGGATGAATTCTTACAATGTGATAAAGATCTTATTGAATTGCAAGATAAGGTAGAGTATTTCAGAACAGTAATCTATACATTAGAGCAAATTTTAAGGTCAATAAATTCTAGAACCTGGGATATAAAAACCGCCGTAGAATGGCATAAGTTTACTAACGGCATGATGTAATGGCTGACATTCAACTACAAAAGAAAAACGAAGTATACTTAAAAGTTTTATGTGATCCTTCAATCGGGCAGGAGCTGTCCGATCATTTTTGTTTTGATGTACCTGGTGCTAAATTTAATCCCCTCTATCGTAATAAAATGTGGGATGGTAAAATAAGACTCTATTCCATGTTTACGAAAGAGCTATATGTTGGTCTACTCCCTTATCTAGAACATTTTTGTGAAGTCAATGATTATAAAATTGATTATGAACAATTCCATCAACAATCAGATGCAGCAACCCCAGAACTGGTCAAACAGTTCGTGGATGAGCTTAACATATCACTACCCGGTGGCGAGTCCGTCAGAGATTATCAGTACGATGCAATTTACCGCGCAATATCTGACGGGAGACGGTTGCTTCTATCACCCACCGGGTCTGGTAAATCTCTTATCATATACTGCTTACTCCGATGGAATGAGAGGTTTGGAAGGAAGCAACTTATCCTGGTCCCTACAACCTCTCTCGTGGAGCAAATGTACTCAGATTTTCAATCTTACTCTACCAACAATGGATGGAAAGTTTCGTACAATTGCTCGCGTATCTACTCAGGACACTCTAAAGATAATCTCCTTCCGATAGTCATATCGACTTGGCAATCGGTGTATGAGCTGCCTAAAAAATGGTTCGAGCAGTTTCAATGCATTTATGGGGATGAAGCTCATAACTTTAAAGCTAAGTCTTTGACCAGCATTATGCATAAGATGACTACTACCCCCTATAGGGTAGGTACAACCGGTACACTAGATGGAACCAAGACCCATAAATTAGTTCTAGAAGGCTTGTTTGGCCCGGTGTATAGGGTAACATCCACAAAAGCCTTAATGGATAACGAACAACTGGCCAACCTCAAAATATTTGGTATTATACTTGAGTATATTGATGAGGTTAAGAAAGGCAATAAGGAACTTAAGTATCAAGAAGAAATGGATTTTTTATGTGGGTACGAGCCTAGAAACAAATTTATACGTAACTTAGCTCTCTCACAAAAAGGCAATACCCTGGTGTTGTTTCAGTATGTAGAAAAACACGGTACTATTCTTTATGATATGATAAAGGAAAAGGCAGAAGAGGGTAGAAAAATATTTTTTGTCTATGGTGGTACTGATACTGAACAAAGAGAACAAATACGTCATATAACAGAGAAAGAAAATAGTGCTATAATTGTAGCTTCGTATGGTACTTTTTCTACCGGGATAAATATTAGAAACCTACACAATGTTGTATTTGCGTCTCCAACTAAGTCTAGAATTCGTAACTTGCAATCCATAGGTCGCGGTCTTAGATTAGGAGATGATAAAACGCATTGTAATTTGTATGATATTGGTGATGATATGACCTGGAAGGCAAGAAAGAACTTTACCTTGCTTCATATGATCGAAAGAATCAAGATTTATAATGATGAGCATTTCGATTATAAACTAGTTAAGGTACAACTTTAATGCATTGTAAGTTTATTAAATTAAATAACGGTGAAGATATAATTGTACAAACTGATGATACGTGTGAATCGTTAAATAATAAAGAGTTCATTAGTGTAATCGACCCGGTTTTGATTGCATCTATGAGAATGCCTCGAGGACCGGTTGTTATAGAAACTTACATCATGCAACCCTGGATTAAGATGGCAAAGGCGGATGTTATACAGATACCTACAAAGAACATAGTAGTAGCTGTTGATGTTCATGAGCTAGCAGAAAAACAATATCTAGATTATATTGAAGAGACCAATAAACAAAAAAAGTCAGACTCTGCTGGTAATTTTGAAACTGAAGAAGAGGAAGAAGAAATGACTTTTGAAGAGTTTTATAATTCTTTAAGGGAAGATTCCGAAGAAGAGGATGATGGAAACACAAGAACTAAATCTGGAAGAACAATCCACTGATATTAAGACTGCTCATTACGTTGACAATAAGAAATTTTTAGAAGCGTTAATAGAGTATAGACAGCAAGTGCTTGATGCACAGGCTAAAGGTCTAGAAAAACCTATTGTAAGTAGATACCTCGGGGAATGCTTTATTAAAATTGCTACCCATCTCTCTTACAAGGCAAACTTTATTAACTATACTTTTAAAGATGATATGATATCTGACGGTATAGAAAATTGTTTAACTGCAGTAGAAAAATTTGACCCTTCTAAGTCCACTAATCCTTTCGCTTATTACACCCAGATCATTTACTTCGCCTTTGTTCGTAGAATTCAAAAAGAAAAGAAACAACAAGCCACCAAGTACAGACTACTTGAAAATATTGATATAGATCAACTAGTTTCACAGTCAGAAGATAATGAAGAGATGGTTAACCATTTAATGGAAATGGTTCGTAAACAAGCCGATCAAATAGATCCCGATCGTAAAATAATTAAAGGTAAGCCAGGTAGAAAGAAAAAAGTTAAAGAGGTACCAGATACTCTGGACAAAATATAATAAATCATATATAATTGATCGTGCCATTCCACGTAAACTATGCAGCTGCCCTTCCAGCTGTACAATAACTAGGAGTTATAATTGTCGAAAATTAAAGTCGCGGAGTTATTCTACTCCATTCAAGGTGAGGGCCGCTTTATGGGCGTACCCTCCGTCTTTCTAAGAACCTTTGGCTGTAACTTTACTTGTGATGGGTTTGGAATGCCTCCGGGTGAGAAAAGCCAGGAGCGTCATCATGTTGCAGATAAAGTTAAGCAAATTAAGTCTTATAAAGACCTTCCTCTTGTTTCCACTGGGTGTGATTCTTACGCTTCTTGGGATCCTCGTTTTAAGCATCTCAGCCCTGTTCTTACTACCGATTCGATTGTCGATAGCATTATGGATATGCTACCGTACAAGAAATGGGAGGACGAACATCTTGTAATTACCGGTGGAGAACCTCTACTGGGATGGCAACGTTCCTACCCCGATCTACTTTCTCATGAAAAAATGTTACCGCTCAAAGAAATAACTTTTGAGACAAACGGTACGCAAGAAATTGATCCTAAATTTAGACACTATTTACTGGACTGGACTCTAAACCCTAAATGGGGAAGACGAGGTCATGGGGCTCTTACTTTCTCGGTATCAGCTAAACTTTCTGTTTCGGGTGAAAAATGGGAGGATGCCATTAAGCCCGAAGTAGTCGTAAGTTATGAACAAATAGGTTATACTTACCTTAAGTTTGTTATTGCTACTGAGCAGGATGCAGAAGAAGTAAAACGGGCTGTTAAGGAATTCAGAGATGCAGGATTTAAAGGGCCGGTTTATGTAATGCCCGTGGGAGGGGTCGAATCTGTATACTCACTTAATAACAAAAATGTAGCAATTATGGCAATGAATAACGGTTGGCGTTATTCTGATCGCCTCCAAGTACCACTTTTTAAGAACGAATGGGGAACCTAATCTATGTCACTACAAAAAGGTAAAACTGATGCCGATCTCGGCTATAAGGTAGAAGAGTATCTAAAGTCTAAAGGAGTACATACTCCTACTTTAATCGATTCTCTTCTTAAGAAAGATGAATGGAAGATCAAGAAAATTGAGAAACATTTCACCTCTATAATGGAGACTTTAGGGCTAGATTTAACGGATGATTCGTTAATCGATACTCCCAAGCGAGTGGCAAAGATGTACGTTAATGAGATCTTTTGGGGTCTAAAGCCAGAGAACTTTCCTAAGTGTACCGTTATCGAAAATAAGATGGGGTACGATGAAATGGTAATCGAGAAAGACATTACGCTGATGTCTAACTGCGAGCATCATTTCGTTACTATCGACGGTAAGGCGCACGTGGCCTATATTCCTAAAGGTAAAGTGCTTGGTCTATCGAAACTGAATCGTATAGTAGAGTACTTTGCGCGTAGACCTCAGGTTCAGGAACGTATTGCCGAGCAGGTCTATCATGCTTTAGTCTTTATTTTAGGCACCGAAGATGTAGCTGTCGTCATCGAAGGCGTTCATTACTGTGTGAAGTCTCGTGGTGTTGAAGATCATTCTTCTTATACTATGACTGCTAAACTGGGTGGATGTTTTAAAGCTGAGCCCGATTGCCGTGCCGAATTTATGTCTTTAATTAAGAAATAATGACTCCCCATTACATTATGAACGATGTGCTAGAGGTAACTAATGCTATCTGGCCATCATATAAACCTACGTTGCAAGAAAAGCACGGATCATCGGGCAATATAGGAGCCCGGGGAGAGGATAATGCACTTAAGCATTTAACCGATAAGGGCTTGTTTCCTCATTTTAAAATGATTGTTAAGCATGAGGATTCCTTACATCAGTTAATGGGTATTGACTTTACGTGCGTAGGGGACGATGGAGCGCATTTTATTGATGCCAAGTCTGGATCTTCTGCTCTTTATTGGACAAAGGATATGGGTTGGTATATTTCATTTAAGTCCGAATGGTTTTCTAATCCTATGAAGAAGACCGAATACCTAATGCATCTTGGGCCTAAAGGTGATGTATTTGCTATTTACCATATCGGATCACTTGGTCATTGGAGAAAAGAAAATCTAGACAAGTTTGAAGAAGGAAAATACGGGTATATTTTACGCAAAAAACACTGGGAAGATGCTACTATTTACACAAATTTGAAGTAAAAACTATGAAAATCTCACATGAATCCCCTCTATCGCTAATGCCTAGCTCGCGCAATTATAACGACTATGATTATGCATTAGTTCATTTGTTTGAAGAAATTCCTGAGTATTATGAGTTTTATGAGAAAGCCGTAAAAGATGGAAGACATGTACTTCTAGATAACTCTATATTTGAACTAGGTGTTTCGTTTGATCCTAGTAGATATATTGAATGGATTAATACGCTTAAACCTACCGAATATATTATTCCAGATGTTCTAGAAGATGTTATTGGTACTATGGATAGTGCTCTAGAATGGAAAGAAAAACATTTACCTTCGGTACCTCCCGGTGTTAAGTCAATCGGGGTTGTTCAAGGCAAATCTTATAATGAGCTAGTTCAATGCTATCAATATATGGATGAGGTTATTGGGGTCGATAAGATTGCAATCTCGTTTGATTATTCTTATTACCTAGAATTGTGTCCTCATCCTAATAAGTGGGCTGGTTATGCTCTAGGGCGAGCACAAACACTAACAAGGATGCTTAATGACGATATTATCAACAAAGACAAACCTCATCACTTATTGGGTTGTGCTCTACCTATTGAGTTTTTCTTCTATCGTGAAGGTTTTGACTGGGTAGAAACTATCGATACGTCTAGCCCTATTGTTCACGGGTTATGTGATATAGTATATGAGCCCGGTGGTCTGGTTAATAAACAGTCCATTAAACTGGTTGACTTAATTCATTCTAAACCTACTAATGAACAAGCTGAAAAAATTAATTGGAATATTTCGGTATTCAGGTCATACTGCAATGGAATGAATAAATGAAGTGGATTGCGTTTTTCAGTCAAACCGGTTCTGAGATAGTTGAACTATCAAAGACACTGGGTCGAAAACCCGATCTACTGGTTACTAATAATTTTGAGAGTAAGATAAAATTTCACCCCGGGGTACGTGAACTGGGTGTTACTATTCAGTCGGCCGGTCACGATATTCTTATGACTTATTTTCGTAATCAAGTGGTCTGGAACCCAGACGAAATACTTATCACACTACACGGTTACCTAAGAATCATTCCTGAGGATGTCTGTACCAAGTATAATATGATTAACGGTCACCCAGCACTTATTACTCAATTTCCAGAACTTAAAGGTAAAGACCCGCAAGTAAGAACCTGGGAAGGTAAGTATCGAATTATAGGTTCGGTGGTACATAATGTCGCACCCGGTGTCGATGAGGGTGAAGTTTTAAGCTCGGTTGCTTACACCAACCGATGTGAATCATTAGACGAAATGTATGGCAAATTAAGACAAAGTTCATTAGAATCATGGCTATGGTTGCTTAAGCGTGATAAGGAATTAGGATGCGAATTGGTATAACTGGTGCTCAGTCTGTTGGTAAGACTACTTTACTAAATGCTCTGCGTAGTGAAAAGTTTTTTAAAAACTATGCAATTTGTGATGAAGTAACTCGACGTGTTCGTTCATACGGTATTCCTATCAACGAAGACGGAACAGGTATTACCCAGCGTTTAATTATGAACGAGCATATCGTTAACATCTTTATGAATGATAAGATGTTAACCGATAGGACAGCCTTAGATGGTCTAGTATATACTTTATATTTACATAAAAAAGGTAAGATAGATCCTAAAACATTATTGTATGTTGATAGCGTATTTAAAAAGGTAATCAACTGCTACGATCACTTGTTTTATATTGAACCTGAGTTTGATATAGTTGATGATGGAGAGCGTAGTATCAACCCGCTTTTTAGAGATGAAATAGTAGAATATTTCGATTCAGTAATTACTAAAAATAAACTAAGTGTAACCAGAATTAAGGGCTCCGTTCGCAATAGAGTAGATACGATCATTGGTATTTTAGAAGGAAGATAATGAATAAAGTAGAAGATTTAGATACCCTGTTTAAGCAAGAAGAGCTTAATAAACTAGTAGGGGTTCATTTAGGTAAGGCAGGAGACGGTACTGCAGTTAAACCTTATGTAACTCCCGATGAGGTTGATCCAAGCCTCCTAGTCTCAGTACCACGCTACCTTAATAGGACTGCATATGAAATTAAAGAAGAAAGTCTTCCGTTCATCGGTATGGACGCTTGGAATTCTTACGAATTTTCTACCCTACTTACTAATGGGTTCCCTGTTTCTGGTTGGCTTAAATTTACTTACCCAAGTAATACGCCTAATATTGTAGAGTCTAAATCGGTCAAACTTTATCTTAACTCTTATAATATGGCTCGCCTCATTCATAATACAGATGATATGTGGCTGGTTGAAGATAAAATTGCCAAAGATCTTTCTGAGGCAGTAGGCGGTGAAGTAGAAGTATTTGTGCGTTGGGGAGACATTGATACAGTTAAGCCTGTCATAGGTGACTTTACTTCTTTAGAGCATTACTGTAATATTCAGAATATGACGTTTAAAGACTATAACGAACATTCTGGCATTTTAGAAGTTGTTCCATCGATAGGTCGGTATGAGCGTTGGCGCTCGTACTCACTTCGTTCAAATTGTCGTGTAACTAATCAACCTGATTGGGGTGATGTGTATGTTCATATTAAAGGTGACAAAGCGGTTACTCCGGAGTCTTTACTTAAGTATATTGTATCGATGCGTAAGGAGAATCACTTTCACGAGGAGATTTGCGAGTGCATTTATAAGCGTTTGTGGGATCTATTACAACCCGAGGAATTATTCGTGGCATGCCTCTATACTCGGAGAGGTGGTATTGATATCAACCCTGTACGAGCTTCAGATAACCGAACCCTCTGGAAGTACGGCGCTATTGCCGATGTAACTAACTTTTGTACTAAGACGCCAAGACAATGATACATTATAATGCATCTCCAGACCCTAACGTGGATGAAATTTGTGATGAGTTTTGTCAACGAGCCGAGCATGGCTTTAAAAAATATGGTGTAACCACCACTCGAACCGACCTTAATCTTGATCAATGGCTACAGCATTTAAAAGAAGAACTGATGGATGCAGTAGTCTATCTACATCGTATTCAAAAGGAAAGAAATGAAAGCAAGTGAAGCTCTCTCCCTGCTGCCTGACACAAAAGGTTGTGTAGTAATATTATCCGGGGGTATGGACTCTACCATTACCATGCGCCTGGCAGTAGAAAAATATGGTAAAGAGAATGTGTCTGCTTTAACATACTTCTACGGTCAAAAGCAAAAGAAAGAGATCGAGATGGCAAAGATCTCTACTAACGTGTTAGGTGTAAAGCATAAAATTATTGATGCATCTTTTTTGGGTGATATTTCTAAAGGTTTTTCGGCAAATGTAGATACCGATATAGCTATGCCTACAATTAAAGATGTGTTAGGGGATCCTAGACCTAAGACCTATGTTCCTAATCGCAATATGATTCTTATGTCTATTGCAGCTGCTTTTGCCGAAACGCAAAATGTAGATACTATTCTTTGCGGGTTGCAAGTTCACGATGAATACGGTTACCATGATACCACCCAACGTTGGGTAGATAAAGTAAATGATTTGCTTTCGGAAAATCGAATCATAAAAATTAAACTAGTAGCACCGTTCAGTAAGCTAAGTAAATATGATGAGTTGGGTATCCTTCGGGAACTTGATGGAGATTTAGACTTGACTTTATTCACACTTACATGTTATAATCCTAATGAGAGTGGAGAGTCATGTGGTGAATGTCCTTCGTGCTCGGAACGAATAGCTAACTTTGCCAAGGTTGGTATAAAAGACCCCGTACCTTATTCTAAAACGTTACCCTGGGATGAACTTATCCAGAGGATGAAAGTATAATGTGTGCTATAACTGGATCGTTTAATAAACAAAAACTTAAAGACCTTTATAAATTAAATGCTTATAGGGGAGAGCTTAGTTATTCTCTAGCTAGTTTTAGATCTATAGAAAATAAAGTTAGTTTTCAGACCTTATTTCAAGAATCCGGTAAAATGCCGGAAGATTTAATCGAACAGTTGCCTGTTAAGGAAGGTGACTATATAATAGCTCATTCTCAAGCACCTACAACAGACTCTAAGAACATTCATCCCGCTGTCTACGGGGATGCAATGTTATGGCATAACGGAATTATTAAACAGAAAAACATTCTGGAAGGTACTTGGGATACTGCATGGTTGTTAGAACAGATAATTGACTATGGATGGTCTTCTCTTTCTAGAGTAGACGGTACGTTTGCATGCGTTATGTATTGGGGTCGAAGTCTATATGTATTCCGTAATGAAATTTCCCCTTTGTTCATAGATGAAAACCTTAGTATTTCTTCTACTAAATTTGATGGCAGTAAATCCATTAAACCTAATGTTGTATTAAGATTAAACCTGGAGACTGGGTACACAGACACAGTGGCTTATTTTGATACTTTTGAAAACCCTTACTATATACCTGAAACAACATGAAACCAACTTCTAGTTTTAAGATGTGGAAACAGACAAAGAGGACTGCTGCCAATTTTGTTGATCCCCATAAACGCGGTGAGTATAAGCGAGCAATGATTCAAGCTCAATTAGCGGCAGAAGAAGCTCAGCGAGCACCATTGAGTAAAAAGGATAAAGAATGAAGCATATAGCAAGCGTACTTAGTAAATCCGTTCTTACAGGGGTACAAGAAGGTGACATTCAACCTAATGCAGTTGATTTAAGACTAGGAAAAGTTTTTAAGATTCTACCTAATATATTTGAAATATCAAATGAACACAAGAAACACCGAGGCTCTGAAGAACTCCTTCCAGACTCAGAAGGCTATTATACGTTATACCCGGGGTCTTATGAGATCGTTATGGAAAACATCATCCATGTGGGAGAAGGTGAAGCTGGTTGGGTCATTACTCGAAGCACTCTCAACCGCAATGGGTGTTTTATTACTTCAGGCCTTTATGATTCCGGTTATCATGGTGTCATGGCTGGTGTCCTGCACGTCACGACTGATACGGCAAGGATTAAACAGGGGACGAGAGTAGGTCAGTATCTTTCTTTTGACGCAGAGGCACTTCATAAGTATGACGGGGACTATGGTATCGGAAAAGCACACGACGCAAAATACGCTGCGTAAGGTTGTAGGGGTAACAGGCGCTACCGGGTTTATCGGTGGCGCTATTTGTATTGAACTCAAGAAAAGAGGGTATACGGTAATAGGATTGGATGCGGTAAAGCGTAAACATCTAATGCCGTACATGGATACCTTCTTTCATACGGACTTTGAAGCTATTCCATCTTTTCATGGTGCTACTTGGTTAAACTGTGATGTAGTTATTCATTGTGCAGGAACTTCCTTGGTAGGCCCAAGCGTTAATAACCCTGCTTTTTACTATGATAATAACGTAGCTAAGACAATAAGATTGTTAACATGGTGTGCAGAGAATAACAAGCACTTTATGTTTAGTTCTTCTGCTTCGGTTTATAAGACACAAAATAGACTTATTACCGAAGAAGATCCTATTCAACCTTTATCCCCGTATGCAAAAAGTAAACACATAATAGAACAGGTTGTTGATGATTATGTAGAAGCTTATGGTCTTAACGCTACTATTTTTAGATACTTTAATGCATGTGGAGCATTAGATGAATTGCACGGCCAATCCCCTGGTGCAGAACATATCTTTCCAAGGTTGTTTGAATGTGATGAAATGTTTGATCTAAACGGAATGGATTTTGAGACCAGAGATGGTACGTGTGTTCGTGACTATATTCATATTGAAGATATTGCCCAGGCTCATGTAAAAGCTATGGAGAATAATTGTTATGGCATTTATAATCTTGGTAGTTCTATTGGGTATTCTAATCTTGAGATCATAAGGGCAGTAAATAAACCGTATAGAGATATCGGCAGACGTTTGGGTGATACTGATTGTTTAGTGGCTGATAATACTCTAGCAAAAATGATATTAGGCTGGTCACCCACAACCACCCTTCCTAATATTGTAGATAGTCTAAAGCGGTGGTATAATTCGGAAAATTATAAGAGGTTAGTAAATGCTGCAACCAGTAACATATAAGTTTGTATCTACAAAAGAATACGTAGATCAATTTCCATGTGCATATCGTCAATGGAAAGCCGATTCGCATTGTAATCTTATCCACGGATACTCATTCTCAATGAGATTTTGGTTTGGAAGTAATGATCTAGATGTGCGCAACTGGGTAGCTGATTATGGTGGTTTTAAAGAGTTAAAAAATATTTTGCAAGATCAATTCGATCATACTTTGCTAGTGGCAGAAGATGATCCAGAAATAGAAACATTTAAGCTTCTTCAAGAGAAGAAAATGGCTAAACTTACTATTCTACCAAGACTAGGATGTGAAGGTCTAGCAGATCAACTTTATAAGTTTATAAATGGTGTATATGTACCTGACTACTGGGGCCCTGGAGAAGCAGGTCGCCTTTGGTGTTTTAGAGTAGAAGTCAGAGAAACTCAGTCCAACATGGCCTATAGAGAAGGTCACCGTGAATGGAATGAGGATCTATTTGCATGAAAGTAGCCTTAATTACCGATACGCACTTTGGTGCGAGATCGGACTCGATTCCTTTTGATAACTTCTTCCGTGAGTTTTATATGGAGAAGTTCTGGCCTGAAATTGACAAAAGAGGCATTAAGACTATATTTCATCTTGGTGATTGTTTTGATAGGCGTAAGTATGTTAATTTTAACACCTTAAAGTCTTGTCGTGAGTACTTCTTTGATCAGGCCAGTCAAAGAGGTATTCAACTGGTCATGATTGTGGGTAATCATGACACGTTTTTTAAAAATACTAACGACGTTAACTCACCTGGACTCCTCCTTCGCGATTACAATAATATTGTAGCTTATTCTGGCCCTATCGATTATAATATTAACGGGTGTTCTATCCTTTTAATGCCATGGATATGTACTGATAATTATAACGAATGTATGGAGGCCTTAAAGGTAACTACTTCAGATGTTTTGTTTGGACATTTTGAAATAGCTGGCTTTCAAATGTATAAAGGCCATGATAATGATGGTGGTTTCGATCCTAAGCTATTTTCTAAGTTTGATCTTGTGTGTTCTGGACATTTTCATCACCGCTCTAGCGGTGGTAATATCCGTTATCTTGGTAATCCTTACGAGCTTACTTGGGCTGATTATGATGATCCTCGCGGGTTTCATATCTTTGATACGGGGTCTTTAGAGCTAGAGTTTGTTGAGAACCCCTACCATATATTTACCAAAGTTTATTATGATGATACTAAAGAACTTCTCACCACTGATTGTAGTAATAAGCATGTTAAACTTATCGTAATAAACAAGACGGACTTTTATAAGTTCGATCAATTCGTAGAAAATCTCTATAAGAGTAATCCTTTAGAACTTAAAATTATAGAAGATCTTTCGGAGTTTGAAGCAGATGCATTAGGTGACGAAGAAGTGGATTTAGAAGATACTTTGTCGTTATTATCACAATACGTAGACAGTTTAGACACCGACGCTGACAAGGACCGTATTAAGACGTTGATGAAGACGTTGTATGTGGAAGCGCAAAATTATGAAGAAGCATGATAAAATTTAAAGCTATTAGATGGAAAAACTTTCTTTCAACTGGCGCGCAATTCACAGAAGTAAAACTTAATAAATCTCCTACTACATTAATTGTAGGGGAAAACGGGGCTGGTAAGTCTACCGTCCTTGACGCCATTTGTTATGTGCTATTTAATAAACCGTTTAGGAATATTAATAAGCCGCAACTTATTAACTCTATCAATCAAAAGCAATTGGTAGTAGAAGTTGAGTTTTCTATTGGTACTAAAGAATATAAGATCCTTCGAGGTGCCAAGCCTAATGTATTTGAAATATATCTAAACGATAATTTGCTAAATCAAGACGCCGCTGCAAGGGACTATCAAAAGTATTTAGAAGAACATGTTCTCAAACTCAACTATAAGTCTTTTACTCAAATTGTTATTCTTGGCTCTGCTTCCTTTACTCCATTCATGCAGCTTACTGCTGCTGTACGCCGTGAAGTAATTGAAGATCTTCTTGATATTAAGATCTTTTCTACTATGAATGAAGTGCTAAAGGAAAAGTATAACGATATTAGGACTAAGATACAAAATTTAGATAATGATATTGAACTGGGTAAGCAAAAGGTAAAACTTCAGCAAGACTATATTAAGACCCTCGAAGAAGATAAACAGAAAAAGGTCGATGATGTACAAAAACGAATCGCTGATACTAATGAAGCACTTGTACAACTCAATGCTAGTCTGCAAATCGAGCAGGATGCAAAAGGCAATTTACAATCCTCGATACAGGATGCAGCGGATAAGCGCACAAAACGTTTGGAAATGGGACAACTCATTCAAAAACTTTCCGATCGAATTAAAACGCAGGAAAAAAGTATACAGTTCTATGACGAACATGATGTTTGTCCGACGTGCAGTCAAAATTTGGACGAGGCGCATAAGGATACAGCAAAGACTAAGCACACCCACAAGATTGAAGAAATTGAAGGAGCCATTGCTACCCTTACGACTCAACTTGAAGAGATTGGAGCAAGACTTAATGAGATTGATGATATCGAAACAAAGATATCTGAATGTAAAGATCGTATCATCAATCTCAATACCCAAATCATTGCCAACCAGCAATACGTACAGAAGCTTAATGCAGAGCTTAACAATGAAACTACCGAACGGGGCAATATTGACGAGGAAAAAGCAGCTCTCAAATCCCTCGCAAAAGAAGTTGTGGAGTTATCTGGGCAGAAGTCATCCTTGGTGGAAGAACGGCACTACCTTGACGTTGCCGGCATCTTACTTAAAGATACAGGCATTAAAACTAAGGTTATCAAACAATATTTACCGGTCATTAATAAGCTAGTGAATAAGTATTTACAGGCGATGGACTTCTTTGTGTCTTTTGAGCTGGATGAGGCGTTTAACGAAAAAATAAGGTCTAGACATCGTGATGAATTTAGCTATGCTTCGTTCAGTGAAGGTGAAAAAGCTAAGATTGATCTGGCGTTACTCTTTGCCTGGCGTTCTATTGCTCGTATGAAAAACTCTGCCAATACTAATCTTTTATTACTCGATGAAGTGTTTGACGGGAGTCTAGATATAAATGGTACCGATTACGTTATGACCATATTGAATACTATTGGAGAAGAGACTAACATATTTGTTATTAGTCATAAAGATGCTTTGTTTGATAAGTTTCGTTCGGTTATAAAATTTGAAAAGCATCAGAATTTTTCTAGGATAGCTCAATGATAAGAAAGTCAGACCTTAAATTAGTAAAAGACGATAATTTAATTTTATCAACTCCTCCTGCTCCCTTTATTTTTAATGGAGAAATTGATCCTGAAATGTTTTCTAATATGATGATAGATAGAATGAAGGAGCTTGGAGGAGTTGGACTTTCTGCTAATCAAGTTGGCCTTGATTTAAAGATGTTTGTTATGGGGGCGGGAGATAAATTTTTTGCAATTTTTAACCCGGAAATAATTGAAATAAATTCCATATTAGAATCGGCTGACGAAGGCTGTCTTTCCTTTCCAGGTGTATATGTAAAAGTAACTAGACCTAAAGGGGTAATTGCTAAATATCAAAATGCAAAAGGTGAAGAGCAAGTTGAAGAATTTACTGGTCTTACTGCTAGAATATTCTTACATGAATACGACCATATGCTTGGTATGACCTTTAAGAACAGAGTATCTAAACTTAAGTGGGATCTTGCCTATAACAGAATGGTTAAGCGTACTAAAAAAATTGTACGAAGAGGCGTACAAAAACAATTAGTAAATATAGCTAATCAAATAAAGGAAAAAAATGTCTAATATTCCACAGGAATACTTAACAGAGTATGATTTTGGTTTTAACGCAGTAGATGATATACCTCTTTCTACCCCTCAAGTTACCAATCAACCAGTAGCTGGAGATGTAGAGGGTATAAACGATAATATTAATAGAATTGAACAAAAAGTAGATATAGCTATCAACGCTATTTCTGCGCTTTCTAATCGCTTAACTGATCTTAATGATGATATAGATATTGCTAAAGAAGCAACTACCCAGGAAGTTCAAAATAAGTTAACTCAAATAGAAAAACTTATAATGCCGTTGCTAGTTAATCTAATGAAAAATCCTGAAAAAGATTACATTCATTGGCCTAACAGAACTCCACTCATTCAATCTCAAATAGATAAAATACTTGCTATTACTCGTTCATGAGACACGAATATTTAAATGATGTAGATGTAAAAAATTGTTTGATGGATATAATTCGTCAGATGTATATGGATGGGTTTAAACCCGATGTTGTAGTAGGGTTAGTAAGAGGGGGATCAACACCTGCCAATCTACTAAGTCAATTTTTAGATGTACCATGCTACATGATTAATAAAGATGAAGACCATCTTTCCCTACCTTCAGGAAGAAACGTATTAGTTATCGATGATATAAATGATACAGGTAAGTCACTAACCGATATTAGTAATTTTTTTACAAGTGAGTATGAGTCTTCTTTTAAATATGCTACACTTGTAAGCAATGTAGGCTCTACATTTGAAGTAGATTATTATTCAGTCGAGATTAATAAAATAGAAGAAGAGGTTTGGATAGTTTTTCCGTGGGAAAACTGGTGGATGACTAATCCTGATGGCGATTTGTACTGAAATGATAGAGACCAGCTTCGGTTGAGTAGTAATCTCTACCTTTAGAAAAACCTACCGGTATGTCTTTAAGTTCTTTAACTCTTACTTCTTCGTCTGATCGGGGGTTATGAGCCCAGACTGTACCTCTTGTATGGGTGTTTCCCAACTTAGCGGCTGCCATTCTTTCTTTGGTGTCGCTAGTATGGGATTTACCTTGAAAGTTCGATCTACCTTTAAGTGAAGCAGAGATGCGGGCTCGAACATCTGGGGGTCTAGGTTTACCCAACTTGCTGATTGAGATTTTTTTGCGTTGCTCATCTGTTAAAGGTTTTATTTCTCTTTGAAAATGTTCTTCAACGGAATATCCAACAAAACTTCTAATTAAGCGACCGGTTATTAATAAAATAGACTCTTTATCTTTTACCGATGTTACTCTTTCAAACTTATAGCCAAACTTACTCTTGATCTTATCCAATGGAAGATCAGAAACTATTAGTTTTTTGTCGTTGAAAAAGTTGTAAAAATGATACATAATAATATTTATGACTAAGTTCTTTCTTGGGTTTCTATCTGCTTGTCTTTTAATAGGCTTATATTTAAGTACTGTTACTATTCCAGAGGTAATAATTTATCATGACTGCCATCGACCATATCAGTTACAAAAAAAGCCAGGTATCATTTAGAACCTGGCTTTAAAACATTTGGTTTGATAATTGTGAGGAGCACCTTTCCTATGGTATTCCTACACAAACCTTAAAAGAGTACTTTAACCAATATAAGTGGTGGTTAAAGAGAGAGTATCGCTACCAAATTAGTCGTCAGTAAATTTAGGGCTTTGTCCTGGTAAGAACTCATCGGTAGCAATTGCTGCTCCTGCTCCCATTACAGCCCCTCCCATCATAGCTGTACCCATAGGTCTAGCGGCTCCCATACCCATTCCTCCTAATGGTCTAGGAGAAATCGGAGAACCACCTAAAGGGCTTCCCATCCCCATACCCATTCCTGAAGAAGGAGGAGAAGGAGGCTTATTTGCAGACTCTATTGCTTTCATTCTTAAGTCTTTATCATCTCCCGCAAGCATAATACCGGAAAGAGTACCAGTTAAGAAGGTAGCAATAGGAATAATTAGTTCAAAAAATTTATTGTCTACAGGAGACATTCCATTCATAGGCTGAGTAACAAAAATTAAGCTATACAGCACAACAAAAACAATACCAAATAAGGTAAGACCCAAAATTATACCTATAAAAAACTTTAGACGAGCTTGTAGCTCCTCACTAGAGTATCTCGGTCCTGCTAAAAAATCCCAAATCATTTGCATGTACCTCCCATAGTACTTTTTGGTTGAGCGTTATTTGTATTGTTTTTATCTTTTTCGTAATGAGTCAGGTCATCCGGGCAGGTACCATTAGCACTACAATAAGGTTTTTTACAATATTTGTTATCCCAGTTTTCTGGATTTTGACAGGGATAGCGATATCGCTCTTCACAACCTGTTAACAAAATCATAAGTGGAATAATGTATAGTAATTTGGTCATTAGGACTCCATTTTTTAATTATTTATATTATCGTCCGCAACTTTGTGTTGTTTTACAGTAAGAAAACAATTCATACCCTCCCCAAATCATACCCAGGGAAACAATAATAGTAAAGATAATTACAAAAAAATATTCAATTGCTTCTTCTATTTGTTTTTTACGTCTTCGAGCAGCTTCTTTTTGTCTTCTTGCTTCATGGGCTGCTTCAACATCCATAGCTGCAGCGCGCTGTTTAATCTTATTCCATACATCAATCTTACCAGCCTGCATGAATAGGAGTTGTAACTCTTTTTCAAATCGAGCGGCTTGATCCAGTGCCATTTCAATTTCTATAGCAACCGCCATACTAGACTTTTTGCCTGAGTTCTTGGCTTCTACAGCTGCTTTTGTTGCGTTGCTTTTCGCATCAAAATACTTACCCAGCACAGGACCTAGTGATGCAACATCGTCTACAGTTTGTGATACTTTTTTAATTAATGCTACTGCTGACTGTATGCCTGCTAGAGCTGTTAAAGGGTCTATCATTTTCCTATCCTACATATTTCTTTGTGTAATCTATTTGAACAATCTTTTTCTCTCCATTCTAAACATATGACTCTAAAATTTATAAAGTCTTCATATCTCCATCTTATACATTCGTAAACAGGAGGCTCTTTTTCTTTTGCCCATGATGAGCTCAATATAACATTACTGATTAGCAAGAGGGTTATCCAATGCCTTTTTAATTTTTGCATCTACTTCTGCTCGTAATGCTCTTATCTCGTTTTGAGTTTCTTTTTGATTTTTAACTAACTCTTTATTGACTTCTTTTAACGTTGCATCAACATCACGCTTAATTTCTTTCATACCGGAGTCCGTTAAACGTTGGTCTGTTTTACTGCTGCGTTCAACATTTTCAACTACACCTTCTAATCTACGAACATCTTGTTTTAAATCATTTTTAATACTATTTGTATACTCAGTCATTTTAGATGTATTTGCATCTAGCACTTCCATTTTTTTATAGATTTCTGTTAGATCCGGAGATACATACTCAGCTATTTTCTTTTTCATTCCTTGATAATCTTTGTATACTTCAAAAACACCATAAAGCCCACCAAGCAATGAAGATACTAGTGTAAAAGCTACCATCAGTTTAGCTGGAGTAAATTCGTACCCTCCTATGCTTATGACTGTATCTTTTGAAGCATATTTTTTAGCAGCAGCTTCCATCTCGTCAATTTTTTTATTGACGTCTTTAATTTCTTCTCCCATTTTTTTTCCTTACTTTTTTGACATCCAGGTTGATACACCTACGTATGTTCCAGCAATACCTAAAAGTCCAATCCAATATAATTCTAATAAACCATCTAAACTTTTTAGTCTGCTTTCAGGTACTAAGAACATAAGACTAAATCCTGATAAAATAGCCACTATTAATGATAACCAAGCCATGTTTCTTCTGTGCCAGGCTCTTTGTTCATAAATTTTATATTCTTCTTGTTCTATTTTTCCGTCATGATCTAGATCTATATCATCATTTGTATTGGTCATTTACCATCTCCTCATAAAGCCTATCGCTTCTTCCATTAAGTTGTCTTAACATTCTTTCATTATCTACCACTTTTTGATTGCGATAGATTTCTTTAGGGGCATAAAAGATCGAATCTTTTAATGCCATAGACATATAAAGATCATACCCAGAGGGTTGTTTTGCAATAGCGGCAATTGTAACACCTCCTGCTGCTTCGTTATCTTGAACATTTCTTTTAACTTCGGATTGACGCTGCCCGGGGGGTATAGGGTCTAATCTAGCAGTAGGTTTTTCTTCTAAATAGTCTTTAATAGGGGAAACTCCTACAAATTCAATAGCAGTAACTTTAGGAATCTCATTGTCTTGACTTTGCATTTTATCATCATCAGATGGATTTTGATTTTG